TCAGTACCCCCCCCATAATTTCCACCCGTGGCTTTCAGCGTAACCGCTTGTTCCGTGGGTGCATATTCATCATAGGAAGCCTGTCCGAAGCATGGAACAAGAACTAAAGGGACATTACCCCCCCCTGTTCCCATTCGTCCAGCGAGGGTTTGGACGGTGTTATCGGGTCTGAGGGACACTCGACTGTCTTGGGCGTGGTTTTCGACTGCATAAACACGATAGTGTTCAGCAGGGCTTGTTTCAGAAGCGGGTCTAATGGTTTCCCCCGTTCTCCTGACCTTCTTAAAATCCCTTCGCAAGCCCTCACGCTCAAATAGTATCCGTCCGGCACATTGACCTCCAAGATCGAGGACAACGAAGACACGCTTGCGTCTTTGGGGAACTCCCCAACCCTGAGCGTCAAGTCCTCTCCAAGCGATAGAGGAACGATCTCCCAAGACGAAGCCGGTGTGCGGCCATTTTTGCCGTCCTTGCTTGTCTTCCGCATATCGAGGAACGCTATCGTTTCCCTCGCAGATTTTCCAGAGAGTTTCAATGACTGTTCGGAAGTCTTCTCCCTGTGTCGAGCTAAAAGCTCCATAAACATTTTCCCAAATGACGATTTGAGGAAATCTCCCATTGGTGGCACGCCTCATTTCCTGAATAACTCTGATTGCTTCAAAGAATAGAGAAGACTCCTGACCGGCAAGACCCTTACCATTCCCAGCAATCGAGAGGTTTTGGCACGGAGAGCCGAAGGTGATAACATCGACCGGCTCGATTTCTGCGCCGTTCATCTTGGTAATATCGCCAAGGTGAACCATCTTGGGAAAACGGGACTGTGTGACAGCTTTTGGGAAAGGCTCAATCTCACTCGCCCATGCCGGAATAATACCGACCGCAGAAGCGGCAAGAGGACAAGTCCCGCTGCCATCAAACAGACTGCCTAACTTCACTTCGACACCTCCTGTTCGATGAATTTACAACCGCACTTGCGGTAGGTGGTACACCGCTTCTTGTAACTTCTCACGAGGTACTGGATACCATCGTCCACATAATCATAGGCGATAGGTTCTCCCTTTCCCTCGAAGGTACGAGCGATACGACCAATGCTCTGAGTTATTACAGCGTAGTCCTTTTGCGGCGTAGTCAGGTACAAGCGGTCGAGCCGGGGAATATCCAAGCCCTCCTTTGCCAGAGAGTAAGTGGCGAACAGATACCGCTTACGCCCCTGCCGCATTTCCTCAATAGCCTGTTCTCGGAGAGCCTTGGCTTTCTTCGTGGTCATCTTCCCATCAATCATGACCGCCTGTTTTCTCAGGTCGAGCGGAAGACGGTTCATCAGGGTTTCCAAGTGCGTCAGCCGATCAGAGAGAATGAGATTGTAGTGATCTCGATTTGCCACGAGGTCAGCGACAATCAAGTTATTTCGGGGATAACGGTCAGCGAGGAAATTAACCAACTTGGCATAGATGATCGTACCGTCCGTGTCCAAAAACTCACGGCTGAGTCCTTGATGTGTGGCACGGGGTAGAACGCTGACGGTCATGATCTTGTCTTTCACCGCTTCCTCCGGCACCTGATAGGCAATCCCGCCCAGCAAGGCGTAGGTGGCGGCAATCATACCGTCTGCTCGATGAACCGTAGCGGATAGGCCGTACTTATGCCGAGCTGCCAGAGCGTTCAGCACCTTTGAGAACTGCGTCATAGCGGTTGGGGTTCCGGCTACACGGTGGCACTCGTCCACAATGATACAATCCCAAACATCACGGTACTGGCTCAGATCGAGGTTGCACATGGTCTGTACCGTTGCGAAAGTGATTGCTTTACCGATTTGAACCCTACCTTCGGTGATCGTGCCAGTCAGAGAAGGACTCATGTACTGCTCTGCTCGGCTTTTGCTCTGTACGAGCAAATCCCGTGTATGGGTCAGCCAGAGTGTCCTTCGACCTGTATCTGCCGCAACAGCAATTCCGATCTGTGTCTTACCGCACCCCGCAGGGGCTTGAAGAATACCGTAGTAGGCAGTTATCAGGGCTTCCTTGGCTTCCACTTGGTAGTCATAGAGCGGAATGGTGCAACCGAAGTCCACCTCGGTCGGTGTGGGAAGATTGACCTTCATGTGACAATCATCCATCGCCAACACATCATTCAGACAACCATAGGGGAGAACCAGCGTGTCACCGTCCCATTGGAACAGGTACAACTTCTCAGGGGTGTTGCCGACCCAAAAGTGCATACGAACTTTCTTGGCGTACTCAGGATTGGGAAGGATAAGCTGCTTCTTGCACCATTCAAGCAACTGCTCAGACGGGTTTTCAATTCGGAGCTGATTGCCAACAGTTACTTGCATAACTTCACCTCCGGCATAGCGGGCATCAACTTATATTCCTTTGCGCAAAGAATCCCACTTTTCTTGCCTTTTTCGTAACTTTCGATGAACACAACCTTACCACTCTTGTAATGACGGAAATGACCACGGACACTCCAACGCTCACAAGTGCGGTGATATTTCCGATGTTCAATTACCGTCTTTTCCCAATCTCTCTTTAAGGTGTAAGAGCGGTACAGACGAACTACATGAGGATTACCGCCTTTGCGGACTTTTTTCTTTGACAATCTCGTGCGAACTATCTTTTCTTCAACCTCGAATAAGTCATCGGGGTTGGACAGCAGAAGGCCTTGAACACAAGCGAAACGCAAAATCGTTTCCCGCCAATACTCGCTTAATGTTTCTCGGTCGAGATTTTGCAAGCTTTCGTCCAAAACAATTTCCCAAGCGGCTTTACCATCAATCACGCTTTTTCGGGCAACACAAAGACGAGCTAATGTTCCAACATTTTCCCCACTAATGGATAGAACGCCCGTGTCTGAATTAAACTGAAAGATCAGTGAAAATTGATCGGTAGGGTCAACCCATTCAAAACACGGCAAACTTACACGATCAAACTCAGGTTCGCAATGATAAACAATCCAATCGAATTGTTCACCGGTAAGGGATATTCTGTTATTTACTTGCATTGGGACACCCACTCTCCGAGTGTGATACCGTATCGCCTAATATCGTTGGCAGACAGCACAGTTCGCAAAACGGACAATTCCAAAAGCGTAGAGAAGGAGATAAATCGAACTTCACCAGTTATCAACCTAATTGCAAACCAGCCCTCTCCATTCCCGGTTTCCTTCCAGAGCGTCATAGCGGAAAACTGGTTTTCTTCGATACGCTCCATCTTGAAAATGTTCTTGGAACAATCCTTACAGTCAATGGGATAGCTGACACCGTTTCGAGCCGCAATCACATCGAACGGCTGACCTTGACTGTTCTGAGCGAGATTGTGCGCCCAAAAGCCACAACCCGACAGGCTCAGGCATAAGTCTCTTTCAAAGCCAGTGCCAACCTTGCGATTGACATTCATGTTTTCACTCCTTTCACCGCCCCTGACGGGGCGGGATTTACGAGATACCCGATCAAATGCAGAAGCCGAAGGACACGCCATAGGAGTAGCTGGCGGTGCCATAGCTGGCGGAGCCGTCGTTGCCCACAGCACAGAAGTTGTAGGTGTCGCCGGAATAAGGAGAACGCTCCCATCTCCAATCCCTCTCACCATTCTGCTTGCACTTGCCATAGGGCGTGTTCTCTCGCTTGTACCAGTCGTACCACTTACCCTCATAACCGCAGGAATAAATCTTGCGACCGAAGACCTCCTGCTCAGAAAGAACGAACAGCTTGTCAACAGAAGGAACCCGCACTTCGTTCTTGCTGCTCTTGGCGGTCATCTTCACCACGGGCTTAATGACCGCTTTCAAATCAGCGGGAAGCTGCTTCTCGAAGAAGTTGCCGTTGAGCTTGGCACGGAGATAGGAAGCGTCCCAGCCACCCTCATTGGTAGACTTCTCATTCATAGGAATGTCACCGTCAAGGGTTTCCACAGTCTCAAAGGTGATATGAACCAGACTGCCGTCCCTTGCGTAGTCATGGTTGAACCCGATGATACGGGCAGTCAGGTAGGAGCCGTCAGCCAGACGGAACTTCTTGGTATCACCGACCTCGAACATCTTGTCAGCAAGGCCGAAGGAAGAATACATATTGATCTCGTCCCAAGAACAGTCTTCCAGCTTGCAGCGCTTCGGAGAGGGGCGACCGCCGAACATGACACCATACACAGAATTAAGGTGAAGTTTGACGGTATCGGTATCCACATAGCCCGTAGGCATAAGGGTTTCGATCATCTTCTTCTGAGAAGCGATGGTTTTCTCCATCTTCTCGAACTCGTCAGCGAGTTTCGCAATCGTGCTATTCATAAAGTTCTCCTTTACAAAATAATAGGTTCTGATATAATCAGATTGAGCATTTACGCTTGCCGTTGATGGAAGTACCAGTTCCGTCAGCGGCTCTTTCTTTTTCTCGGCGGGGCGGGATAAAACGCACAGGACAGCTTACAGAACAACCAGAAGCAGCCAAGGCCGATACCCATACGAACCATGCCTGCGCCGAGAGCCATCGTGTCTTGCTCCACCGCACCAACTACACCCAACAGGTAGAAAAACGAAAGAAATGCCAACACGCCAAATACCTTTTTCATTATCTGTTCCTCCAAACCATAGGTTTCCATTGATACGATGTTCCGTACTTCTGCTCGTACCAGCTCTCGAACTGCTTGCGGTTCGTTTCGTCCTTGAAAAACTCTCGGACAGATCGAGCAAGGAGTGAGCTGAACGCTTTGGCCTGTCCTCGCACTTCCGGGGCAAATGCACTGTCGCTCATGACACACCGCCGATCTGCCGCTCGTACCAGTCCAGAATGTCGATAGACTCAGCGATGATCTTGTCCACAGAAGGGCCGTTACGAGTTCCTGCGAGAATTGCACTCAGGACAGGGCCGTTCGTTTCAATACCTCGCTTTCGGAGCATATCAATCAGCCATGCAAACGACAGGTGATTGACGCTCAGGCGATAGCGAATTTTCTCACGCTCTTTCACAAAACCTCTCCTTTCTTTGAATTGAGAACAATATTTATTGACAACCAGTGGGCGTAATGGTACAATTTACTTGCCAAACAATTAAACCATTGACCACAGCAACCGCCGAAAAAAGAAAACCTTTCGGGGGTCGGGTTTTTGTTGTCAAAATCTCTTGTTCACAATCCAAAGTATATCCTACCTTTGTAGGATTGTCAATAGCAAATCCTAAAAAAGTAGGATATTTTTTGAAGGAGGTATTTATGAACACAAGTCGTATTAGAGATTTAGCTAAACAACAAGGGAAAAGCGTCACCTATATTTGCAAACTTATCAACCGCCCCAAATATTATTTGAATGATGTAGATAAAAAGCCTGACCGCATGATTTCAGATGAAGACTTGAAAACTCTCGCTATCAATCTTGGAACAACGGCTGAGTATTTGAAAGGTGAAACTGACGATCCTCTCTTTCACTTGTCCTCTGTTGGTTTGACCACCGAACCTTATGAAAAGAATTGTAAGCGACCTATTTTCGGTCATGCGTCCGCAGGAAAAGGTGTCATCGCTCAGCAAGAAGCATTGGGGTATGAACAAGTTGACCCCGAATATGACTGTGACGATTGTTTCTGGTTGCAAGTGGACGGAGATAGTATGTCGCCAGTCTTAGACGATCACGATTTAGTGCTGGTTAAAAAGGACACACCCCCTGAAACAGATACTCTTATGGTTGTCATTGTTGATGACGAAGAAGGGTTTGTTAAGAAAATCAGCATCGATGAAGATACTGTGACCCTTCGCTCTTTTAATCCACACTATCCTCCCCGTGTTTTTGGTGGTGTTGAAATTGGACGATTGCGCTTTGTCGGTAGAGTCATGGAGTTAAAAAGGAGATTTGCATGAAAAAATTTCCAATCGACCTCTCCTGTCTGACAGAGGAAGAAATCTCTCAATTTCAGGAAGACCCATATACGCTCTACAACGGAGATCAAGATGTTGCTCTCTATCTTCGGTATAGCTCCACAGGCCAGAGTGACCAGTCTATCGAAGGACAGCTTCGTGACTGCCGCACCTTCTGTAAAGCAAACCACTACCGCATTGTAGCCATCTATGTTGATCGAGCAACAACCGCTCGCAAAGATGTGGAAAAGCGGGTTCACCTCATGGAAATGGTTGCGGATAGCGCAAAGCAGAATTGGGAATATGTCATCGTCTGGAAGCTCGACCGTTTTGCTCGTAACCGCAACGACAGCGCAATTATGAAAATGCGTCTGCGGAAGAACGGCGTGAAAGTCCTCTCCGCCACAGAACACCTCACCGACAGCCCTGAGAGTATCATCTTGGAATCTGTGTTAGAGGGTATGGCTGAGTTTTTCTCTGCCGAGCTGTCACAGAAGGTCACGAGAGGTATGCGTGAATCTGCCTTGAAGTGCCACAGCGTAGGCGGTCATATCCCCCTTGGATACAAGGTGGAAAATCATAAGTTGGTTGTTGACCCCGACACCGCTCACATCGTTCAAGAAGCGTTCTCTCTTTACGCCAACGGCGAAAGCGTAGCTGACATTTGCCGAAAGTTTAACTCTGCTGGATATAAGACTGCCAAAAACACGGAGTTCAACCGCAGCAGCTTTAAGGCCATGTTCCGTAACACTCGTTACATCGGCACTTATACCTACAAAGATATTGTCATCGAAAATGGTATTCCCGCCATCATTGATAAGGAGCTGTTTGAAACGGTACAGCGGCGGCTTTCTAAGACCGCCACAGCCCCCGCAAGGGGCAAGGCTAAGGTAGATTACCTCTTGTCTGGAAAGCTATTCTGCGGTCATTGTGGGGCTTCTATGAACGGTGAAAGCGGAGCCGGTAGACATGGCAAGGTCTACCACTACTATTCCTGCTACACGAAAAAGAGAAAACTGGGGTGTGATAAGCGGCCTTTGAAAAAAGATTACATCGAAGGGATAGTAGCCCGTGACGCTCTCAACCTTTTGACCGATCAGCTCATTGATGAAATCGCAGACATGGCAATCCGGCAGAGCGAACAGGATTTAATAAACGACACGCACATTCCGCAGTTGACCGCTCAGTTATCGGAGGTCGAAAAGTCAATCACAAATATCACCGCCGCCATCGAAAAGGGTATTGCTTCCGAGACATTGATGAACCGGCTTGTCCAGCTCGAACATGAAAAGAAAACCCTCAACAAAGAGATCAAAGCTGAGGAAAAATTCGTCTACCGAATTGACCGTGACCAAATCATATTCTGGTTGAGCCAGTTCAAATATGGGAATATCGAAGACGAAGACTTCCGCAGGCGACTCATTGATTTGCTCGTCAATTCCGTTACAGTGTGGGACGAACCTGACGGGTATAAAATCACCACCGCATATAACCTAACCTCTTGTAAAACCAAGACTTTCCGGGTAGAAAAGAACCCCGCCGCCAAAGAAGCGACAGGGTTCGATTTTGGGGAGTCTGAGTGTACCAAAAGTCCTCGAAATCGTCTGATTTCGAGGGCTTTTGCTTTTCATAAGTTCCGTTTTTTTGGTGCTGCTTTTTTCTGACCCAAACGCTGACCCCAACGGGAGCTAAACTGTACCCAAGAAAATGGACACGAGATTTTGACCCATGGCCCCGTTCGGCGGACACGCATTTGACCCATAGGGTCAGAAGCGCCGCACCTGTGTTATGATAGAACTACCGAACGGAGGTGCTGTATGGGCACGAAGAAGAAATTCACACCAGAGGAACTGAAGCATCTGCAGGCAAACCCCTACACGCTGCGGGTGACGGCAGACAGCATATCCTACACCCTCGCTTTCAAGGAGGCGTTCTGGGCGCTCAGTCTCCAGGGCTACACCGGCACAGCCGCCTTCCGCAAGCTGGGCTATAACACGGAAGTTCTGGGTTTCGAGCGGATCCACAATACTACAAAGCGCATCCGGCGGGAGGCCAGATCGCCGGAGGGCTTTCATGAGGGCGCCCGGGGCGGTGTGCGTATACCAGGCGGCGGGAACAACCAGACAGAGGGGGCGTCCGCCCCGTCTGACGAAGCCGCCAGACGCATGAAACGGGAGATTTTGTGTCTCCAGCAGCAGATGGCGTTCTTAAAAAAAGTCATGCGGCTGCACGGCAAGCCGGGAGAATAGCCATGGACAGCGCCGGAGAGAGATTTGAGGCCATTCGCGCCGCGTTGGCGGATCGGAACAACATCCTCACCGTGAAAGACCTGTGCGAATTGGCAGGTGTCTCCCGCTCCGGCTACTACAACTGGGTGCGTTCTGAAAAAAACAGAGAGCTTCGGGAGGCGAAGGACCGGGCGGCATTCGAACAGATCCTGGAGGCATACCGGTTCCGGGGCTACGCAAAGGGCGTTCGCGGCATTCATATGCGGCTTTTGCACATGGGTATCCGAATGAACGTGAAGAAGATCCGCCGCCTGATGCGGAAATACAAGCTCACCTGCCCCATCCGAAAGCCGAATCCCTACCGCAGATTGCAGCGATCCATCCGAATGGGCAGCGCCGCGGAGAATTTGGTCAACCGGGAATTCGAGTCTCATGGGCCGAGAGCCATCCTCCTGACGGACATCACATACATCCCGCTCTGCGGCAGATTCTGCTACCTCTCCACGATCCTGGACGCCTGCACAAAGCAGGTCCTGGCCTATGCGATGAGCGAATCGCTGGAAGTGGATTTTGTTTTGGAAACGGTCCAGCTGCTGGTAAAGCACCATGGGATCTCGCTGAGCAAGGAGACCGTGATCCACAGCGACCAGGGGACCCACTACACCAGTCTGAAGTTCATCCAGCTGGTGGAGAACAGCGCACTGCGGCGGTCCATGTCCCGCAGAGGGAACTGCTGGGACAACGCGCCCCAAGAGAGCTTCTTCGGGCACATGAAGGACGAGCTGGCCAGTGAGATCCCGGGGTGGACGTCTTTTGAGGCCGCCAAAGCCTCCATTGACCGCTGGATGGATTACTACAACAACGACCGCTGCCAGTGGGATCTGGCGAAGCTATCCCCTAACGAATATTACCACTACATCACCACAGGTGAGTACCCCGCCGGTATGCTGCCGCTATGGGTCAAATGAAAATGTCCTTGACTTGGGGAGCACTTTAGAGAGATCAGGAAAGCACCGGAGAGGGGCGGATGGCATCATCCGCCC